AAATCAAGGGCACTTCTAAAAATTGACAACGGCACCGAATCGCCAATTCAAAGAAGCGTCTTTTGTTTTAGCAGGACAGGCGACCTACCTTAAATTTAAGGATAGGTCGCCCGTGCCACTGATTTAAGTAAATTTTGCACACGAGTCTATTTTCTGTGAAAACTAATATTTCGGGATGCTCTCAATATGGAATCTAAGATGACGACAGAAGAAGTGTTCGCAGAGTATGGGGATGTGCCATTATTTTTTTCGCATTACTACAACTTCATTTTCGTTTACAAGAGCGCCCGGCTGGACAATGGCGATCAAATATTTTTACAGTTGGGCGGGAATATGGAAAAGGTATCGGCCATGGTGGTCGATGTCGAAGAGCCTCTGACTCTTGACGAAAAAGCCGATGCGGATCACGCATATATCAAGAATGCAAAGAATCAGGTGATATGGAAGGATGAGCCGCCAGACTGAAAGAACAAGACTGAAAGAACCGGATGGACCCAACCGTCCGCCACCCCCCTTGGCCTCCTGGCCCCGACATTGCACTACCTCGCCCAGTACCCAAGCCAGCTTTAGCATCTATAGCTTCCTTCGCGCCACTTTATTCCCAGTGGTCATTGGATTCTTTTTCATAAACACCCAACCCGTTGAATGCTCAACGAATTTTAATCTTACCCTAACAAAACCCTAATGATCGGAATCTATCCTGCACTCAATACAGTAATCTTTAAGAAATCAATTTTGAATCATAAAACTTAGGGTTTCTATGTGTCTATCTGATAAAAATGAAAAAAGGGGGGAATCGTGCAAAAGTTACTGGGTATGCTGTTAATATTAGGGGTTTTGATTAGTGCGCCAGGAAGTGCCTGGTCCGATATGTCGCAAAACGAGTTACGATTGCTGGCTCTGGAAGAAAAATTCGATGCGTTGCGTGAAGACAGACAGGCTCTTTTTGATAAATTGGAAGCCAAATCTTCAGGGGATTATTTCAAATACACGAACCCGGGTTTTGAATTTACCAGCCCGGATGGGTTATTTTCCACCAAACTGGTTTGGCGCGCGCAATTGCGATTCACCCATCCAAACCGATCGGACCCCAGAACTGAGGCGAATTTCACGACCGGGGAAGATTCGAGTAACTTTGAAGCCCGGCGGCTTCGTATGAAAATCGGTGGTCATGGTTATAAAAAGTGGATCAAATACTATTTTGAGGTGGACCTGCAACCTTCCCGGGATACCGACGATACCTCCTCTGCCTCGTCTGCAAGGGTCATCGATTACAGACTCGACGTACAACCGAGTGATGCAATCGGTTTTCGGGTGGGCCAATGGAAAATCAACTACAACCGGGAACGTGTGGATTCTTCTGGCCGCCAGACGTTTGTCGAACGGTCGATTGTCAATCGTGAATTCACCATAGACCGGCAGGTCGGTGCCCTGGTGAAGGGCCGTTTATTCAAGGATACCCCGGCTTTTATCAATTATTACGCAGGGGTATTCAACGGCGAAGGCCGCTCGGTAAATAACAATACGACGGACATGATGTATATGGGGCGGGTGCAGTGGAACTTTATAGGCAAGAAAGATTTAAAATGGTATCAGTCGGATGTAAAACGCCATGATAAACCGGCAGGACAGATTGCCTTTGCCGCTGCCACCAATACCGGACCCTGTACCCGGTGGAGTTCTTCCGGTTGCGGCAACCTGGAAGGACTCACAGAAGCGGCTTCAGCCACGCCCACACAATTCAGAACGGAGCAGTGGGTGCAGGAATTCGCGTTCAAATGGAAAGGACTGGCCCTCCAGCAGGAATACCATGAGAAAAATGTTAGAGACAAGTCCACCGGACTGACGCACGACTATACAGGGCTGTATGCACAGGTCGGGTATTTTCCTCATGGCCTCATTCCAGCAGTACCCGAGCAACTGGAAATAGCTTTTCGTTATGCCTTTGTGGATGCGCCGGATGTCGTTAATCTTAACACCAACGACAACCGGGATGAGTTTACGGCAGGGTTGAACTACTTTATCAAGGGACATAACAATAAAATCACACTTGATTATTCCCATTTAACCCTGGATGATGAATCGGCGGGTCGAAAGCTGTCCGACGATAGAGTCCGACTGCAATGGGATATTTCCTTCTAGCATGGGTTATTCCTAAACCGAGATAGTGGTGCATTTTGTTAATAGTCTTTGTGTAAATATTTTTTCAAGTTAAGCGACCCTGGCATTGAGGAAAGTATTCTAAAGGAGGATTCCTCCTTTATTTTATTCTAACCTCATAATTCAAACTTCCTTGCTTCATTGATAAGTCAGTAGCGGCTGATTTAGCTCCAGTGATAGCAATAGAAATCCTTCCACTTTTTTGACTAACCTCGGCAATTTTATATTCGGTTATCCCACTTGTTGTAAATTTCTGTGCATTCAAGTTAGCTTGAAAGAATTCTTTCATACCCAAGGCTTGTAGTATTTCAGTTAAAGCTACCTTATCGGCATTCATCCTGCCTGCTATTTCTCTAGTGAATATACCTGCCACTGTGAAAGGTAAATTATCAAACAAATCACCACTAGCTACAAATTTTCCTTTTTGTTTTAATAGTGCCGTCAGTACAAGTTGCGAAGGTTTACTGAAAAAAGGAATAGCATCTTTACCTTTTGCCTTACCTCTATAGCCTGTAACTTCCTTTAGAAAAACAGAAACATCGCTTAGTTGTGTATTATTAATTTTAAGGATGTTTCTTATTACATAAGAGAATACAGAATTTTTAGCACTTTTTACACCAGCAACACCATCCTTATTTGACTGCAATACTTTCATATAATCTTTTAGAATGGTGGATTTAAATGCAATATTTTTTTCTACTGCTTGTTTGAAAAAATTGGTAAACAAACTAGCCTTGGCCCCTGTACCCGATTTTGATGAAATGGGCACAAACTCTTTATTTGATATAAGGAAACTATCAATACCAGAAAATGCGGCATCGTCAGGTAGTAAAAATCGTGTCATCTTTCCTGCTTTCTTAACAAATTCGGATGAGTCTTTGAATACATTAGCACGATCCCAGACATTCATTCCAATTGTAACTTCTGGTAAATACTTAGCTACCTCATTTCTTATATTCTTGGGTATGCTGTCAGGCCAATTCATTTTCACCGCACCTGATTCAACATACTCCATTAGTGTTTTTTGAAGTGTTTTATTTTTTTTCATTGAAGGAACAGTAGTGAGTGTTTGCAATAGTCTTTTTTTAATTTCTTCCGATGATTTAAAGACAAAGGCAGTAAATTTTGTATTCTGCCAATCAAAGCTTGAAATCGGTTGACCCTTTGCAAGAGTTGATGCAAAAATTTTAAGTAACTCGGTTGCTCCTTTGGCTTCCCTTGTAACTCCTGCTTGTAACAACACACCAGAATCAACTTGTAATTGACTTGTGCTTTTATCAACAACAATCACTAGCTTTTCATCCTTTTCCCCAGTGAATTGCATAATAATAGAATAGGGCATATCTCCTGTTCTTTTTCCTTGTTTCGCAAATCGCACCTCTCCTGCTCTACTATGTGCTTTAACAGTTTTATCCCTACTAATTGCATTAATCAGGCTCATATCGGTCAGAAAGAATTGCTTTTTTGTTTTGTTGTCAATGATGGTAATCTTCTTATGAGGTATTATTCCAGTTGCCATTAGTAAAAGTTCCTCCTCTTCAAGTATAAATTGTTTGAATGTTTTCAATTTCATCATTGACCTCTGATTGTGAGTTATTTTGTTTATTTATTTATTTATAATACATTTACATCAAAGGTAAAGAGGAGGATTTTTCTTGCTAGTTTAGTAGATACTTGCTATAATGTAATAGTAAGTGAGACAAACAACAACTTGATAGGAGATTGATGATGGAAACTACTGAAAAATTTGATACAGCTTTTGCTACTTTTCTTGCAGGAAATCAAAAAATTACTAATGATTATTTTGCCAAGAATTGCCAGATCACGTGGATAAAAGAACTATCATTTCCCGTGTTCGAGGTAACAAAGGGCAAGAAATATATTAGAATCGCCCGGGTGGATGGACAAACTTCGGTCCACGCTTTTGTGAACATGCAGAATGGAGATGTTTTGATGCCAGCTGGGTGGCGGGGACCTGCGAAACACGCAAGAGGAAACATCTATGATGAACACAACGGATTGAAAATGATGGGACCTTATGGCCCTGCTTACTTGAGATAAGGTATATTCACTAGAGAAATAGCAGGCAGGATGAATGCCGATGGTGAAAAGTTTTATGGTCACAGATTTTCGGAAAAAGTTGATGGATTTGACAAGGATAAAAAAATGATTGAACCAAAAGCACCACTTTATTTAGTTGAAAGCAATGGAGTGACAATAAACGCATTTGACACACGGGAAGCACTTGCTGAATGGGTTATTGGAACAAAGAATAATCCGAGTGACTATGAATATATTACTCTAGGTCCGCCGCCGGCGGACCGAACGTTCTCAGGGATTCATCGTACACGAATTCCTTGTTACGGGATGTTGAAACAAATCGAAAATTACTAAGAAAGTAAAGGTAAATGAAAAGATATAGTCTAGAAGAAATGCTGGAAATGATCGCCCAGGCGGATCGAGGTTGCCATCTTATCGTTAGTTGGAATACTATTAAGAGAATATCAAAATCCGAAGCGGAGGCGATTATAAGGACCCCAGAATATGTTGAAAAGGGCATTTTCGAGAGTATCAAAGGGAAGGTTTATTTAACAACAAAAGTATATATTGACTGAGGCGAGGTCGATTTTTCTTGTGTCTGTCCTCCAGTATGCTATAATGTATATGTAAGTGAGAGATTGATTAACTTGTTACTCAGGAGAAACAAAACGAAAACTCAAAAAGACATTATGAAGTTCTTGACAGACTATCCAAACAAGTGGCATTCTTACAAACTCAATGATAAAGCAACCTCGGAGGCACTGATTCAGTTGGTCCTCCAGAAAAAAGTAGAGTTCAACTGCTTCAATCAATTCAAAAAAGCATAAATTGAATCAACAATCATATAATTAAAGGAGTTTTACAATGAACAAAATGAACGATTACAAAGCAATTGCAATTGAAAAGGCTAACAAGGAATCGTATATCAAGGCAATAGCAACGCAAATTGGCCGCCCGGTTCACGAATTACTGGGTGCAGAGAAGGACACGCTTGAATGGTTGGCTAAAGGCGGAGTGGTTCAAATTGGAAATATTAGTACCAAAAATCAAACTGTGGAGTGGGTGCGATAATGAAATTTATCAAGTTTCCATCTATTGAACAATACCGGACAATTGTAAAGAATATTCAACATGATTCTACTTTTGTTGGAATAGATGAAAACGGCAATTCGGTTTTTGATGTTAATCGACCCAAGCCTGTTGTTTCTTTTGTCGGAACGGTGAAACTGCACGGAACCAATGCAGGAGTCTGCTCCGATGGGAAAGACATTTGGGCGCAAAAGCGTACAGGTAGAATCACTGTACAGGGTGACAATGCTGGATTTGCCTTGTTTGTAGAGAGTCATAACGCGGCTTTCAAAGAAATTTTTGACAACTTCACGATTCCTGAAGGACATATCCTGGCGATTTATGGTGAGTGGTGTGGTAGAAACATTCAAAAAGGAGTGGCTATTTCTGGGCTTGACAAGATGTTTGTGATTTTTGATGCAAAGGAAATCGAAGAAGAAGGGAATGGAACCTGGTTGTCTGTTGATGAAGTCAAAGCTATTTCATCGGTGGAAAACAAGATTTACAATATTTACGATTTCCAGACTTATGTAATGACTATTGACTTCAATCATCCTGAGTTGGCTCAAAATGATTTTATCCGAATCACCGAAGAGGTCGAGGCTGAATGCCCGGTTGGTAAACACTTCGGAGTTGAAGCAGGAGTTGGAGAGGGTATTGTTTGGCGAGGAGTCTATAGAGATGTTGTTCATCGTTTTAAGGTAAAGGGTGAGAAGCATTCTTCCTCGCGGGTCAAGACGCTGGCTAATGTTGATGTAGAAAAAATTGCATCGTGTGTGGAATTTACCCAGTATGCAGTTACAGACAACCGATTGGAGCAGGGTTGGAATGAGCTTTTTACTTCTAATAATATTGATCCTACTCGGAAGGATACAGCGGAATTCCTCCGCTGGGTTGTGAATGATGTACTAAAAGAAGAGATGGATGTAATGGTTGAGAATGGGCTTGAACCAAAAAATGTGAATAAGTTCATAAGTGAACACGGAAGAAAGTGGTTTTTCAACCGAATTGATAATGTGACGTTTGGAGAAAGTAATGGAATTCAAGTTGGTGATGACGAAGCAATTCAACTTGGTGATGACGCAGAACACTTGGAAATGGTTTTGAACAGACTTTTTAAATCTTTCAGATTATAGGAGAGGCAAAATGAAAACCGCAAAGAAGTTAAACAACAAAGTAATTCAGATTGATGAAAACGAAAACCACAAGTTTCTTCCTATTACACAACAAGTCCTCGATGAATTGGACGCCGAAGGAGTAATTGTAGAGGACAACTCGTTTGATGAAGTTGAATACCAGGTAGATTAATTGATTCTATAGAAAATAAGTAAGTTATGAGGTCACAAGATGCAAGACACATTAACGAATATACCTGCTGAAAGATGGCTGGAAGAGTTTAAGAAGCTAGCCGACTCGCCAGTCCCTTCCATTGGTCTGAATGTAGCCTGGGAGCTTGGTATCTTCCAGAAGCACTTCCCAATGTTTGCTGAATTCAAGACGACTCAGGAGCACCAGATTCACCACACAGAGGGCGACACTTGGACTCACACCTTGATGGTAGTTGATGAAGTTGCGAGATATAATACCTGTGTAGCCGGCCCTAAGATTGACACCTTCCTGCTGTTTCTAGCCGCACTTTGTCACGACTTGGGCAAGCCTATTGTTAATGTTCAAGACGAAAACGGGCTATGGGGACAACCTGGACACTCTCAGGCGGGTCTGAAACCGACTAATGAGTTCCTGACTCTACTCAATGTTGACAATTTGACCAAGGAGAAGGTCCTAAAGCTTGTCAACGATCATCTAAGTCCTGCAATTCTTGCCGCAAGTCTAAAAGATCGACCACTAAGGGCACTCAGGAGATTGGCCACAAGGCTTTACCCTGCTACTATTGACGAATTGTTCCCATTGGCTGTCTGTGATATACTGGGAAGAGGAACGACGGAAGCAGACAAAACCGAGAAAAAAGAAAATCTTTTTCAGCTTTGGACTATAGCAGATGTTGCACAGATTTCCGACAAGAAACCTGAGCCAATTGTAACAGGAAAAGAACTGCTTGTGCTAGGATTCAAGCCAGGACCTGAACTTGGAAAATTGATAGTCCTTCTGAATAATCTTCACGAGGACCACGATATTACAAAACAACAACTTTTAGAGGCTTTTGTAAAAAATGAACAATGATAGTCTAAACACGGCACGAGGAATTGTTGCAGGATTGGTTTTTGGTATTGTTTTATGGGCATTAATACGAATTGTTGCAGGATTGGTTTTTGGTATTGTTTTATGGGCATTAATACTTTACTTATTTTTCGGTATGTAAGAAAGGGAGACAATGATAAACAAAGTATATTTTGACAAAGGCGAAGGAGTTCCTGTTAAATCCTGGGCGACTGATGTTGACGAAAATGTTATAACCCAAATGAGCCAATTAGCAGAAATGCCTTTTATACACAAACACATCAGCTTGATGCCTGACGCTCACCTAGGGAAAGGTTGTTCGGTTGGTTCAGTTGTGCCTACTTTAAAAGCGATCATTCCAGCTTCGGTTGGAGTTGACATTGGGTGCGGGATGTTAGCTGTGACAACTAATCTGTCCTCAAAAGACCTGCCTGAGAATTTAGATATTTTTCGACATTCAATTGAGCGAGATGTTCCACTAGGACCTGGAGGGCAGCGAAAAACTGCAAGAATGCCTGAATTCTATATTGACTATGGTCCTATTACCAATAACGAATTAATGGTAGCCGACTATGCTTTCCGAAATCTCAAAGGATTATCTGAAAGAGTTTTGGGTAAATCCTGGATGAAACAGTTGGGTACCCTTGGTTCTGGAAATCATTTTATTGAACTTTGCCTTGACCAGAATGACCAGGTTTGGATAATGCTTCACTCAGGTAGCCGAGGTATTGGAAATTTGATAGGGCAACACTTCATCTCGGAAGCAAAATCTGAAATGGAGAAATATCATATTCATTTGCCTAACAAGGATTTGTCTTATCTATCACAGGATACAGAGAAATTTAACAACTATATTGCGGCGGTGAATTGGTGTCAACAATATGCCTCAATCAATCGGAGAATGATGTTGGGTGCGATTCACAAGAATTTAATTCACTTTTTCCCTCATGTAAAGCTAGAAGGAATTGTTATCAATTGCCATCATAACTATGTTGAAATGGAAAGTCATTTTAACAAAAATGTTTGGGTTACTCGAAAGGGTGCGATTCGAGCAAGAGAAAATGACTGGGGAATTATTCCAGGATCAATGGGTGCAAAGAGCTTTATTGTCACTGGCAAAGGGAATGAAGAATCATTTCATTCCTGCTCACATGGTGCAGGCCGAACAATGAGCAGAACAGAGGCAAAGAAACGATTCACAGTTCGAGATTTGGAAGAACAAACAAAAGGCATTTCCTGTCAAAAGGATGCAAGTGTTCTTGATGAAATTCCATCATCTTATAAAGACATTGATTCAGTAATGAAAAACCAGGAAGATTTGGTTAATATCGAATTCACCTTGAAACAGATTTTAAATATTAAAGGAGGTTGATGAAACGAATCAAGCAGTTTGTTAGATGGGTTAGATCGGAAAAAAAGTTTATTTTTTTGTGTTTGGCGATAGGCGTATCATACATTTTGATTACCATATACCTTATAAGAAGTATATGGCCGCCTGTTCCATTAATAACATATTAAAGGAGGTTGATTATGGATCCAATAGTAGTAATGGATAGGAGGAAGAATGATAGAAAAATATAAACCAAGAGAATTACATTTTAGTTGTGAGGATTTGCCTGATATGGAATGGCGTATTATTGATGTCCTGGACGCAATGGAAGTTCCATGTGAGTATGAAGGCATTGTGAAAATTACAGTTGAATACGATCCAGGGGAGGACTAATGGCAGAAAGCAAAAAAACGGATTATTACTGGGAAGACCTTGGTGACCTGGAGCAAGACATACTCTGGGATATAGCACACTTGATTTTTCCAGAAAAGATAAATGTTCCTATCCCAGAGTTCAAGGGTAAAGTGACGGTAACAATTGAGTTTGACCCTTTAGGTTAAACAACTTACAAACGGTTGATTTTCCTTGTAATAATCCTTCAATATTGATATAATATAGTAGTAAGTGTGATTATGAATATACACCAAATTGAGAGAGTATTTACACTAAAAATTATATAAATACTGCAAAAACAACAAGGAGACTAAATGAAAAAAGTAATTGTTTTGTTAGCTTTTTTGACTATCCCTTTCAATGTTGGTGCAATTGGTGCAATGACCCAAGTAGAAAAGACCGAGCGGAAGTGTTTAACCCATAACATTTATTTTGAGTCCAGGGGACAAAGTAATGAGTGTCAAAAACTAGTAGGATTTGTAACTTTGAATAGAGTATTGAGCAATCGTTATCCTAATACGATTTGCGAAGTTGTTTATCAGAATCGGCAGTTTTCCTGGACACAAGACGGCAAGCCTGATACCCCTAATAATACAAAATCATTAAAAAGAGCAGGTATGAATGCAGACTATGTTCTTAGTAATTATTTCAAAGATAAGAGCAATGGAGCACTTTTCTATCACGCAGATTATGTTGCACCCAGGTGGGCGAAACGAATGAAAATCACAAAAAAATGTGGCGAACACATCTTTTACAAGGACTAAAAATGGATTATCAGATATATAAAGATGGGAGCCTTGTAGGGCTATTGGTTGACATTGAAAGTAAAGACAAGAATAGCAGGTGGCAGGTTGTGAGTACTGATAAGCATACTGTATACCCCAACACTAAATTTGATTCGATGGATTCGGCCCTGAGGCAGTTTGAGAGCAAGACAACTACAAGAATCTCCTTGTTTGGTGAGATAAGCAAGAATTAACTGTTAATGTAACCCACCAAAATAAATCAAAAATGAGGTCGATTTTTCTTGCAGTTATTCGGTAAGTTTGATATACTGTATACATAATGAATTGAGGAGTTTGGAATGATTACTATTGATATGTCAAAAAGAATAGGCTTCGCCTGCAAATACATGCACCCCGATCAAACTCAAAGTAAGAAATTACTCGAAGAGATTCAGCGGCCACTAAATACTAAGTCGACCACAGTACAATGGCTAAATCGCCAAACTACTGAAGTTGCAGAGCAACGTTTGTGGGATATTATGGAACACAATATTGCCGCTTACAGGAGATTGATCGAATATGTTGGTAGCTTACCACAAGGCCTTAGAATGGTTAGACTGGGTAGCGATTGTCTTCCTGTATACACTCAGCAGGATTGGCGGTACTATTGGAGACTACCAGACGTTAAGGCCTATGCTGAAAGAGAGTTTGCCAAAGTGGGCGAGACTGCTCGCAGGCTTGATGTACGTTTGTCTATGCATCCTGGTCAGTTTACTGTTCTTGCTAGCGATAATGGAGATATCGTTGAGCGTAGTATAGAGGAGTTTGAATATCATACAGATATGGCGCGATGGATGGGGTATGGTCAAAGATATCAGGACTTTAAGATCAACGTCCACATCTCCGGTAGAAAAGGTCCACCCGGTATTAAAGCCGCCCTCCAACGCCTTACCTCCGAAGCAAGAAACTGCATCACCATCGAGAATGACGAAAACGCCTGGGGAATCGATGCAAGCCTCGAACTACAAAAGGATCTTGCTTTGGTGCTAGATATACATCACCATTGGTGTAAAACTGGTGAATATATTAAACCCACAGACGATAGATTTAAACGTGTAATTGACAGCTGGCGCGGTGAGCGACCTGTAATTCACTATAGTTATAGCCGAGCTGAATGGGTAGATCATATTGATAATGAGCTACCTAATATGCAGGAGTTACTTGGGCAAGGCTACAAGAAAGCAAAACTGCGGGCACACAGTGATTGGTATCCTAATCAGACTGCAAATGATTGGGCACTGAGTTTTCTACCTTACACAGATATCATGTGTGAATCTAAACGCAAAAACTTAGCAAGTATTGACCTATACAATTATGCGAATTCCAGAACGAATATTAATTTACGGGTCGACAGACAGTTGGAAATTAATTAAACCTAGGAGGGATGATGAAAATGTGGAATAAATTAAAATCAGGTGATGTTAAAACGTATGCAAAGATTATTTTTTCTGTTGTAGTCATGGCTTTCGGAGCCTGGCTAGGTGCCTGGGTATTGTTTATTGGGGGAATCGTTGATTTCTTCAAATCATTTGGTGGGCCAGAATTTCAAGGAACCATAATGTCTTTTGGTGTTCTTAAATTCATATCATCAGGTATTGTCGGTTGGTTGATAATATTTCTTGGTCTAACATTATTTAGTAAGGCGGACAAACGATGGTGGTAGATATTATCGCGGTTAAGAAATTCACTATTGATATAGAAAATCTGGTATCAACGGAAGAATTGAATTATCTTGAAGCTATTGTAAAATACTGCGCCGACAAGGATATTGAAGTAGAGCAGGTTGTTCCTTTCATTAATAGTAATAACAGATTGAAAGGGAAAGTTTATAATCACGCAAATGATTTTAACCTAGTCAAAAAAACTGCAAGATTGAGAATGTAGTGGATATAATAATGTTGGACAGAATGAATGGCTTGTTTGAAATTCTCGGGGCGATATTGACCTGGAAAAATGTTTATAGGTTGTATATTGATAAATTCGTTGCAGGAGTTTGTTGGGAAGTAACTTGCTTTTTCACATTCTGGGGCTGTTGGAATCTTTATTATTATTCGGGATTGGATCAAATAATAAGTTTTTATGCTGGGATATTTCTTATGCTTGGGAACTTGGCATGGGTTTTATTGTATTTTCATTATAGGAAATAATTTGCATCTATTAAAATGCCAGCGTTTCATTACTCCGCCTTTACCCTGTTTATTGCAATGAGGACAGGTTAGTAGTTTTAGATTACGATTTCTCCTGATGCTTTCTTGTTTATAAAAATTAAGTTTTTAAACTTTTTTAAGGTGAAAATTATGAATAAACCGAGAATTCAATACTTTGATTTAGAAACACAATTAATCGCCGATGCTGTTGGTGGATGGAACAATGCCCATCTAATGAAAATTGCAGTGTCAGTGCTATGGGATTCAGTTGACGAGGATTATTTTGTTTATCGGGAGAGCGAAACGCAGGACCTGTTTAGAAAAATGGAATCCGCTGATTTGGTTATAGGATTCAACACAATCAACTTTGATTACAAAGTATTATCACCTTACCCAACCTTTTCTCTTGACAAAATCAGGACATTTGATATACTAAAGGACGTTAACAAAATACTCAATCACAGATTGAGCCTTAATGCTTTAGCAGAATGTAATCTTGGGAAGAAAAAAAGTGCAGATGGTTTGCAATCAATCGAGTGGTTCAAACAAGGTAAAATGGATGAAATTATTGAGTACTGCAAACAGGATGTAGCTTGTACACGTGATTTATTTCTTTACGGTCAGAAACATGGAGTTCTGAAATATAAAACTAAATACGGAACAGAAAAACAATTTAAGGTTGATTGGAGATTTTAAAGGAAATTCATTATGAATTCATTTGATAGTTACAAAATATATCTTGCATTGAAGTTACATTTCACCGATAACAAATATGATTATTTAAAATATGGTGGAGCAGTAAGAGCAGAAGGAAAAAGTTTTGCGGCTTCTCCCAATAGTCATATATTTTCTAAATTGAAAAATCAATTTAAGGACAAGGAAGATTTTGAATTATATTGTGTTTTTAATTTCTTATCAGGTGAAACTTACATTAGGAATTTTTGCAGGGAAACATATTTTCAGCACAAGAACACGATTACCAGAATGCCTTATGTTTTTAAACAGGATTTGAAAGTGTTGTTTGGACAGAATACTCTTGATGAAATTTTATTTGTTAGGGATAATCAACACCCAATAATTTTAACAAAGTTATTGAGCGATGAAATAACAATTGAAAGTTTTATTATTCTTGATGAAATGATTCATTTCTTCGACAGATTGGATAAGTATATCATTGAACCTTTTATATGGAATGATATTAAAACTGTTGCGAATGCGTATCGGCCATTTTTAAAGAAATATATATACATTAAAGATTACCCAAAGATTGCAGTTGAACTATTAGAAAAGGAGAAAGTTATGTGACAGTTAACGATGGACCTATGATTTAAACATACTATAAAATACTATAAAATACTATAAAATACTAGGAGAAAATACGATGGCTATTAACTTTGCAGATTTGGCAAAAAAAGCAAAAGCAGTTGCAAGTGGAGAGAAAAAGAGTTTTGGTGATGATAGGATTTGGTATCCTAAACGCAATGAAGCAGGAAACGCGGAAGCAATTATTCGTTTTTTGCCAGGAGCAGACGGTAACGAATCAAACGAAATTCCTTGGGTTGCTACGTGGAATCACGCATTTCAAGATAAGGGTGGATGGTATTTTGAAAATTCATTGACTACTAAAGGACTAGATGATCCTGTTAGTAAAGCCAATGCAATTTTGTGGAACTCAGGTCTTGATTCTGATAAGGAACTTGCAAGAAAGCGAAAGCGAAAATTGGCTTATTACTCTAACATTCTTGTTGTCAAGGATAAGGCAACTCCTGCGAATGAAGGAAAAGTTTTCTTGTTTAAATACGGAAAGAAAATTTTCGATCAAATACAAGCCGCAATGGACCCAGAGTTTGAGGATGATGTAGTTATTAATCCTTTTAATCTTTCTGGGAAATCAACACCGACTTCACCAGCAGGAGCAGATTATCGCTTCAAAATCACTGTGGTAGATAATTATGCAAATTATGATAAATCTAAATTTGCAGATCCCAGTGATTGTAAGATCGGTGAAAAGATCAAAGATTGTTATGACCTCAAGGAAATCGTAGCAGATGATAAATTCAAATCCTACGAAGAATTGGAAAAGCGTTTTTTGCTTGTTACGGGCGCAACTGCCAATATGAGGAAGACAATGGAAGATGAAACAATGGAGGAAGAAGACATTCCAATGTCAAAACCACCAGAGCTTTCATCGGAAGATTCATCAACGCTGGATCGTTTTAGAAATCTAGCTAATATGGATTCAGACGTACCATATTAATATAGGTGAGTTATATGTGGTGGGGCAAGTGTCCCACCACTTTTTTTTAAATTACTATTGATTAACGCTTCGGTGGTAATTTCAAATTTTCTGTGGTTGCAAGACCAAAATATGCGAGAATTATAGTAGAATTTATAAAGTAAAACGTGGTTGTAATATCACTAAGGACTGGCAACTTGCTTTCTGGTACAACTGTAAATACTGCTAGTGTAATAATGAATATTGATGATAAAGACATATAGGCCATTCGTCTCCTATTCCTCCACCTACGATCTTCCATTTCCATTTCTAATCTTCTTTTAGCTAGGTCAACTTTTGCTGATTCTATTTCTGCATTAAACTCTTCTATTGTCATTCTCTTTTCTCTCTTGTTTTTAGTCTTTTTTTAATGCCTAAATGATATTCTGTCATTACAACAAATTCCATATTCCTACTCTCACAAAATTTAGTAGCATTTTGCCATTTTTTCTGATTAATTAAATAGGTCTCTACTTCCTTTAGATACTTCTTTGTAACTTTTTTCTTCTTTTTTGGTGGACTGCATTGAGAATGAGGTTTAATTTCAACTATTTTTTCAATTGTTTTGCCATTCTTGTCAATCATTCTCACCCAGAAATCAGGGAAATAGCGTCTAGGCTTGCCTGTTATAGGACTTCTATAATTAACAGCAATCTCCTCGCTTGACCACAATATCACAGACTTGTTTGAATCACAGAACATCATAAATTGAAGTTCCCAGGAGCTACGATATACTACATTTCGCCAATCTCCTTTGTATTTTAGTGGATTTTTTGGATTAAATTTTCCGCTATGTGCCAAGTCTTGTCCTCAACTGTTATAAATAATATATATAATCTATAAATACTAAAACTATATGGCAAAAACTAATTTTTTACAGAAGGTATCAGCTTCATTCAAGAATACAGGACTTAAAGCGAGTTCCATTGCCGCTCGGAGTTTCTTTGAAGACCAGATCAAGCGATTGGGTGCGCCTGGCAGAGGTGAAATTCTGCGAACAGCCACCAAAAAGAAGGGAACCGTAACACTTGGTAAGATGTATCTTTTTAGATACGATCCTAAGTTTAAAAGGACTCTCCCTTTTTATGATCGCTTTCCACTTGTGTTTGTAATTAAAGGTGGGAAGAATTCCTTTCTTGCGATAAACCTGCATTATTTGCCACCTAATTTAAGAATTGCTTTACTAAATAAATTAATGCAATTGTCAACTAGTAAAACATTAAACACAAGATCAAAACTTAAAATCTCCTATGATATTTTAAGAACGGCTGCGAGATTCAAAGCCTTCAAACCAACTTTAAAAAGATATTTAGGAAGCCATGTGCAGTCGGCGTTTGCAGAAATTCCAGGGGATGCCTGGCACCTAACGGCCCTTCTACCACTGGCTGATTTTAGAAAAGCAGGTCCATCAACAGTATGGGCTGATTCAAGGAGTAAGTTTTAATGCCTCACAATGTTATTCCAATTAGACTCAATGAAGTAAACGAAGGAATTCAAAGTCTTTTAACTAGAGGTTTTGCACGACCGTCAAGATATAAAATTGAAATAGAACCTAGTATAAAAATGCGGGAAGCAATTCCTGGTCTTTTAGCTAATGATGGTATGATTCCCACCAATGAAGAGGTATCGCCCGTCACACCAACATCTGTTTATCACAACGCATTGGATCTGTACAATCCGGGTTCTGCTTTTAGAGGTGCTGCCGGGCTTGACGATGTTGTGGTAGCACCTAAACCAAAGTCATTTCAAAATATTGATAATAAATTCCTTCGAGAATTAAATTTCAACTGTGAATTTGTGTCTTTGCCAGGAGCAACCTTTTCGACAGCAGATGATACACTACGAATAGGACCAGCAAGAACTTTCCCAGTATTACAAACCTTTGAGAAATTGATTATCGGTTTTGTTGGTTCTGCTAATATGCAAGAGTTTCGTTTTTTTAAAGCTTGGCAGGATATGATTATAAATAAAAACAATCATGTAGTTGGTTATTATAAGGATTATATTTGTTCGATTACAATATCCCAATTAAATATAAATGATGAGGTAGTATTAAAAATTAAGGTGAAAGAAATTTACCCATTTCAGATTACACCTATTCAACTTTCATACGCCTCAGCAACACAGGTATCAAAATTTACGGTTGGTTTTTCGAGAAGATAATTAATAATTAAAGGAGATATAATGGCATTACCTAAAATACAACAACCCAAATACTCTATCAAATTGTTTGATGGAACACAAATTAAATTTACACCTTTCACGGTTAAAGAAGAAAAGATTTTAATGATCGCCGTTGAAAGTGAAAAAACCGAGGAAATCGTTGAGGCTCTTTTTAGAGTAATTGAAAGCTGTGTTGATGAAGAAATTAATATAAGAACAAGAACAATGTCTGATGTTTGGCATATCTTTTTAAACATCCGCGCCAAGTCTAAAGGAGAAGTAGTCGAGTTAATTGTTGAATGTGGAGACTGTGAAACTAAAAATACAATTGCTTGTGATATAAGAGAGGCGAAGGTTACAGAAAAAAAACAAGTATCTAATATTGTAAAAATTAATGACACAGTGGGGCTGACTTTAAAACATCCTTCCTTAAAAGATGTAATGATGGCCTCTGAGGCAAAAGGTTCTGAATCGCAATTTGATGTTGTTCTTTCTTGTATTGAAAGTATTTACGATGGCGAAACTGTTCATAATACGAGGGATAGTACAAAGGAGGAACTTGTTGAATTTCTTGATTCCTGTAAATCAAATATTTTGGAAAATATCAAGGAATATATTGAATCAGCACCTGAACTAGTATTGAAGTTAAAATTTACTTGTGTTGAATGCAAAAAAGAGCAGGAATTAGAGGCTAAAGATTTTACAAGTTTTTTAGAATAAGCTTTGATGGAACTCTGCAAAGTTATTATAAAAATAGTTTTTTATTGATGCA